GTCCCGTTTCGACGGACCCACACCGCGGTGCCCTGGGATGCCGATACCCCCCCCTACCCTGACGGGGGGGCTTTCCCGCCTTTTTGGGCTTGGAACGCATAATATCGAATTCCGCCTCGACGGGCGATTCTTCGATATTATGCGCTTTCGACGCATAATCTGCATTTGCAGATGCATCGTTTACTTCGGATGGTCCAATGATTCGTGGCACGCTCGACACACCACCAGCGTGTTGCGTGGGTCCAGCTTGAGCCTTGGGTCTGCCCGCACGGGCACGACGTGGTGCACCTGCTCGCTTGGGTTGATCCCGCACCGCTGGCACAGCGGGCTGTTCTGCCGCAGCTTCAGGCTGAGGCGACTCCAGCTGCCGCCATAGGACGCCCGCTTGCCACGTGCTTCGAAGGCCCTTTGCGGCCACGGAGATTTCCAGTGCTTCATCGTTCACCTTCCTGCCTCCTCAGAGGCTGGGTGACGCTGGTGACGCATGTGACGCGTCACCGCATATGACCTCGCGTGTGCGCGTGCGCGTGTGTGCGCGTAACTCAGACAAAGCGTCACATGCGTCACATCCGTCACCAAACGCCGTTTCCTAGTTGGAATCACGGCCAGTACCCATCCCGTTGATCCGTCACCAATGCGTCACCAAGCGTCACCCGCACGTTGCCAAAGCCGCGCCCGTGCTTGCGCCGCTCGGCCGGTATGCCGCGCCGCGCCAGGTCGCCCGACAGCCGCTTGATGCTCTTGGCGTGAATGCCTGCGTCTCGGCACCACCCTTCCCAGCTCCTGAACAGGTCGGCGCTGGCAGTCCAGCCGCCATCCCCGACGATGCAGCAGTCCTGCAGCCACGCTCCCACCGTGTCCTGTTCGTCGAGGTAGGCCTGCGTTGCCTTCAGGACGCGTTCGGGCGGGTTCAGGCCTCCAGCCTGCCTGAACGCCTCAAAGCCCTCCATAGCCCAACGTAGGACGCCGCCCGCCTCCTGCTTCAGCCGCTGCCCGAGCGTCGGGTCAGGCATGGCCGGCTTGTTGTTGAACGGCACCATGCACAGCCGCCTGCGCATGGCGTCGTCCACGGTGGCGATCTGCGGAGCGTGGTTGCCAACGACCAGCAGCTTGAACGTCGGGTCGAACTCAAACCAGTCCTGGCGCATGTGCCGCGCCACGATCCGGTCGCCGCCCGTGAGTTGCTTGACCTTCGCGTCGTCCCACCGTCGGCCCTCCTGCGTCTCGGTGGCGATGGCCAGCCGTGCCCCGGCCAGCATGGCGATCTCGGCCGGGTGGCGGTCGTTCTTCGCCTCCATCAGGGCATCCATGGGCATCGTGCGGGCGTACTCGCCCCAGGCGTGGCGGAGCGTGTCGACGAACACGCTCTTGCCGTTGCCGCCCGGGCCGTGCACGAACAGGATCACGTGCTCGACGGTCAGGCCAGACAGCGCGTAGCCGGCCCACCGCTGCAGGAACGACACGACCTCCTCGTCGCCCTCGCAGCACTCGAGCAGGAACCGCTCCCACAGGTCGCTCGAGCCCCCCGGCGAAGCACCGACCTGCTTGGTGATCTTCAGGTCGAGCATGCGTTCGACAGCGCAGCCCTCGACCAGTTCGAACACGCCGCTCGGCGCGCCGAACGCGTAGAGGTGCGTGTCCCACTGGTCGCGTGTGATGGTGACGCCGTCCTGGCACGTCGCCACCATGTCGAAGTACCGCGCCCAGTTGCCAGTGTCGTCCGGTCGAGCCGCCTGGGCAGCACGAATCATCTCGCTCCGGACGAGCCCCAACCGGTCGCGCTCCCACACTCCGGTAGCGGACCTGATGAACCAGCAGTGCTGGTCCACATCCCACACGTACTCCGCTTTCCGCGCCTGCTCACACCATGCACGCGCCGCGTCGTACGCGAGCGTTCGCTCGCGTCGTTCCTGTGCCATGCGCATCGATCCTCCCTCAGCGAGTGAGCAGTTTGGTGATTGAGTGGAACGCTGCGTTCGCGAGGTTGTCCAGGCGCTTGATGGCGTCCTGCTCGACGATGCGGCCTGCATCGGCGTCCGCCACGATCGTGCGGTATCGCTCGATCAGGGTGCGCAGCACCTCGGCGGCAAGCGCCTGCTTCACTTCTAGCCGGTTGATCTCGAGCTGTAGCGCCGCGCCGAGCGTCTTGTAGTAGGAAAGATCCCTTTCATCGGGATGGGATGCCGCGACACTCGTCGCTGAATCGCACCCCACCCGATGAAGGGCCGAAACCACGTTCCGATTAGCCACGGCGCACCCCCTCGACCTTGTCGACGGGGCGGCAGGCTTCATGTTCGGGGCGGCAGAGCACGGCCCACGCCAGGGTGCCGAGCACGGTCGCAAGGATGATGACGAGGTCAAGCACTGCGCACCTCCAGCAGCGCGTTCTCGAGGCTGCCGTAATGGGTGCGGGCCGCCGCCCGGACGAGCTGGCGGATGACGTGAACCTTGCTCGAGCCGTCGAACTTGGCCAGGGCGGTCAAGAGGTCGTTCGTGGTGCGGTCGAGACCGACCTGCACCCGCGAGTCCTGCACCACCGGCACGCGCTCATCTTTCCTGCGGGACATGCTGCAATTCCTCCATGAATCGCAGGCCCATATCGCCGATTAGCAGACCTTCTGCGTTCCGGACCTTGGGCCTGTCGACCAACAAGGTATCGACATTATGGTGTCCGGTCAATGACATTCGGTGCCCGGTCGGGCACCACGGCCGGATTATGTAAAGTCGCGGCCCTTCCTCCGCTGCTGCTGCCGACGCCACTTGGCCCTGTCGGCGTTCACCCGGTCGCACCATTCCTGGGCACGCTCAAAGCTGGGGCCGTGCCGCCAACGCATGACGCCGCCGCGGAACCACCCCTTGCCAAGGTACGTGACAACGTGCCAGCGGTCGCTGGAAGCTTTCAGCACGCACCCGAACTCACACACGTCCTTGCGGTGGTCGGAGGCCCATTTCGGGATCCTTGCCACACTGGTAGTCTACGGGATGTATGCAGACTCCGGAGGAAGTGATTCGTCCCGCAGTTGGGCTAGGCATCCTGGCTGTTCAGTGGTGCCTGCCGATCCTGCCGTTTGCCATCGTGCTGTACGTGGTGATTCGGCTGGCGACCCGCCGGCCGAAGCCCAAGCGCCGATAGCCAACGCCGCACCCAGGAAGGCGTCGCCGCGTTCAGAGCCGCCTGCTTCTGGTGGCAGCCGCAGCCAGGGTGCTTCCTGACGCCGACCGCGTTCAGCGCCCCGGCGACGAGGTCGCCTAGGCCCGGATCTGCCGGCCGGTGCGCCGCCAGGCGGCGCTTTGAAACCGGCACGTGACGCTCGGTCATACGCGCTCAAGCTCCCACATGACGCCGAAATAGATCCATTTCCCTGCCGTCTTGTTCTCGCAGGCGTATCGAAGGTCGGACGGCGGGCAGCCGTAGCTGCGGACTTGCGCCTGTCCGTCTGCCGCCCCATCGTCGTACTCGTACACGGTCCCAGTGAGCGAGTCGGTGCTGATTCCAAAACCTGCGGCCTGCCCGCCGAAGTTTGGTGAGAACGATCCGCCCATGCAGTTCGCCGGCGCGGTCGAGCACGCCGAAGGAGTGGTTACGTTGGTGGCGCTCGCCGTGACCGGATCCGGCGGCCAAGCGAGGGTAGGGCTTTGCAGCAGCCGCTGGGCCGTCAGGCGAAACCCGCTCCTGAAGGAAGTGATGTTTCCGGAGTGCCACTTTTCCGTTAGGTCGTTGAGCAGCGGTCCTTGCGGGTTCGAGTTGTTGATCCGCGACTCCCACGCTGCCAAGCCGGCGACCTGGTAGGACTCGAACTCGTCGCCTGCTGACCGGAGCTTTATCTTTGCTTCGTTGTTGAGGCCAGTGCCGATGGGATATGGACCTTGCGGAGGAATCGCGCTGGCCGCTGCGTTCCTGAGCGCAACCGACGGACTCAGGGCAATGCGCCGGCCGACAAGTTCGGCGGTGCCGTCTATTGCGAGCCGAAGGCCTTCCATGGTGTAGGCGCCCAGCGCCCACTGGTGCTGAATGTTCCCGAGATCGTCCCGCACGATGCAGTCCGCCGCCGTGATCTGTACGGTCCAGTTTGCGTACTGGGCGGCAGATCCGTAGACGCCGATGGCACTCACGTTGTTCGTGTACCGGGCGCGCTCCCAGAACCAGACGTACAGGGCATAGGTGCTCGACTTGCTTTCCGCCCACGTGCAGCACGACTCGGGTCCGTTCCCTGTCGTGCTCGACACCATGTTGGGCACGGCAAGGTTCTGGAAACGCAGGCGGACGTGCGTGTAGGCCACCGTCAATCCGGTGACGATGACGCCAGATCCGTCATCGAAGCGCCAGTTCGTTGATCCATTCCAGTTTACTTGGTCGAGGTAATCAAGCTCCACCTGCTGGTAGAACTCGGACTTGTATCCCCAAGACCGAGATCCGGGCGTCGCAAGGCAGTTGTTTGAGAAGTTGCACACATAGCAAGGTGCAGTCCCAAGGGTGCGGGCGCAGCCGCACTGGCATGATGCCGGAGGCGTCGGCGTCGGCGTGGTGCAGGTCGGTGGAGAGGTGGATCCTACGTCGGTGTACCAGAGCTCCTCGTACTCCGAACTGCACTCGTCGCGGACCATAGTGATCCGCAGCTTGTTCAGCGGCGGCTCTCCGCTACCTCCCTGGCAGCAGCACGGCAGTCCCCTCACTTGGACTTCCGGCAGTACCAGAACCCAAAGCCGACGCCGATGCACCCGAGCAGCAGCGCGAACCAGAGGGAGCCGAGGAACGAGGAAGCGTCAGCGAGCATGGCGGGCCTTCTTCTTGGGGTTGTTGCGGGCGTAGGTGATGCCGATGGAGCAGCCGCTGGCGAACGCCGCCAGCAGCGTGACGAAAAGCAGGATCGACGCTTGTTCCGTGGTCATTTCTTCAGCCTCTGGATGAGTGTGTAGATCACGCCGCCGGCGACCATGACCGCGCCGCCGATGGCTGCGTACTGGATCGTGGTAAGTAGCTGGGAGTCGCGGTCCTCCGCGCCGGGGAGAGCGGCGTGGACCTCGGCGGCGGCCGCCTGGATGGCGACCAGGTCTGCCTCCACGACGGCGAGGTGCTTCTGGGCGCTGGTGGCGCGGAGGCGGACGGTGTTCGTCTCCTCCGCGATGGTCGCGGTGGCCGAGCAGCTCGACAGCGCGAGGATGGCGACGGCGGCCTTCATGCCCACACGCGCTTCGGGTTCACGGGGAAGACGAGGGCGTCCAGCAGCGGCTCAAGCTGGTGCTCGGTGAGCTCCTCGCGGCTGCGGAGGTTCACGTGGTGCCCGGCATCGATCACGGCCGGAACCAGCTCCTCGTCGCCGTCCATCACGGCCGGCTCGATGGTGATCGGCCCGATGTGATCGACTGAGTAGTCGGTGCTGAAGCCGTTGGGTATGCCGGCTACTTCGAGCAGGCCATCGGCCATGGCGCGGGTCGGGAAGCGGAGGCGATAGTCGTGCATCACGTTGTCACCGTTTGGAGGTTCGCGTCGGTCAGGGTGCCGCTGTAGAACTCGACCTTTCGGATGATGCAGTTGGCGTACTGCGAGAAGGTGCCCGGCACCCCGCTGCTGTCCGTGGCCTCGGCACCGAGCGTCACGAAGTCGGTGTTTCCGATGGTCAGGTTGTTCGTGTTGCTGACCGGTGACGAGCCATTGATCGCAAACTTGCTGGTAGAGCCGTTCCAGTAGTGGACGGCCTTCTGCACCCCGGTACCGATGGTGCCTGTGGATGTCTCTCCGCTCGACCAGAAGGCGCAGGCCGTGGTCGTGCTGTTTGCCTTGATGCCGACCTGCGCGGTGGACGCATCGTCGGTGGACAGCAGCGTCCCGGCCTGACCCGGCGGGTAGAAGTGGATGACGAGGGCGCCGGGGCCGCCCCACGACGTGATGGAGGAATCAAGGACGTGCGCGAGGTCGGCGCTGCGGGTGACGGACCCGGTGGTGGTGGCGATGTAAGACGTGGATGTCGCGGCTTCCTCGACCTGGGCACCCCAGACGAGGATGCTCTTCTCGTTGCCCGCCGTGACCGTGTACGCCGGGAACCCGTTGCTGTTGGTCGCGCCCGACGCCCACATCCCGATTCGGATTCTCACGCTGGTGCTGCCTGACGATCCGGTTCCCGTCACGGACACCCGGTACCAGCCGTTTCCGTAATCCTCGATCTTGTACGAGCCGCTGGGCGATCCTTGGGTGAAGTCTGCCTCAAACGCTCCCGTGCTGAGGTTGACGGCCACGGAGTACCCATGTGCCGTACCACCACCAAACGTCACGCCGACCGCCGCATAGCCGCGGCCATTGGACGCGGCGTCCTTGACAAACGCAGACACCGTGAATGTGCTGCTGGCAGTTGCGGTCATCGTTCCAGACCGAACGCTGTGAATCGTGGACGTGGCCGCGGATTCCGTGAACGTGTCGGCGGTCGAGGTGTTGTCGGGTGCGGTGCTTGATCCGGCGGTGATTGTCGCCAGTTGCTCTTCAATCCAGTACGCATTTTCGAACGTCTCGCTGCGCTGGACGAGGTTCACCCGCTGCTCCTCCACCAGCAGCCCAAGCCTGGTGCCGCTGCTGTCGTGGGTGAGGCGGGCGACGTCCGTGGACGCCGACGCGATGTAGCCCGAGGAGTCAACGTACGTGCCGCTGCTGGCGCGGGTCAGCGTGTAGCCCGAAGGGGTGCCGCTGCTGAAGTCGAGGGACCAGGAGGGGGACAGGCTGCCCACCACCGTGCTGCTGCCCGTCTGGACCAACCAACTTGACCAGTTGTTTGCATTCGAGTCATACGCCCGAACTCGGTAGTAGTAGGTGCCCGCTGCAAGGCCGGTGTCCGCGTATGTCTCCACGTTCGCGGCCGTCGTGTGGATCAGCGAGTACGAAACGCCGTCCGTCGAGCGTTCGATCTGGTAGCCGCTTTCCGCGCTGCTCTCATCGTCCCAATCGAGCGTGATCGTCGTTCCGGCCACCGTCACGCCGAGGCCCGCGTCGTTGCCAGGTCCGGTCGGCTCCTTCAACGGCGTGTACTGGCCTTGGGCCGCAGCGTGGTACGCACTTTCGCCGAAGCAGTTGACGGCCTTGACTCGGAAGTCGTAGTAGACATTCTCGGCGAGGCCGGTCAGCGTGGCCGATGCGCCGCTGGCTGTGACGGTGGCGGCGACGGTGGCGAAGTTGTCGTCGCTTGCCTCAAGCACGTAAGAGGTAGCCGCGTCTCCTGGCCCCGATCCTGGACCCCAGCTCATTTCGACTTCCGTAGGAAGAATGAGGCCGGGAATGGACAGGTCGAGGCTGTCAGGCACGGGCGGCGCAGAGGTGGCGGCGCAGCTGCCGGTCGCGAGCATGGCTTTGCGCAGCATGGAGCCGATCATGGCACTACCTCGTTTGAGGTGCGGAACAGCACCGTCGCGATGTGCACGTTCTCGACGCCTGCGGTCGGGTCCGCGTAGAGCGTGATCACGCCGTTGCGTGCTGCAGGCCAGTCAGTCGAGGTCGCCGCCGTGAGCTCGACCACGGCGCTTCCGTCGATGGCGCTGGTGATCGTGCCAGTGATGGTCGTGGTGACGGTGCCGATCTCGACCTTTGCCTTGACGCTGTAGCCCGTGAGGTCGAACTTCGTGCCGCTCGGGTTGCGCACCTCCACCGTGAGCGTGCGGCTGCAGCCCGGGACAACCACAAGTCCGACGATGTCGCTTTCGATCTTTGCGTTAGGCATTGTTACTCACCTTGGAATTGCTCGACCGTGTCGCAGGCGACCGGGTTGGGGCGATCGAAGTATGGCCACGCGGAACCGTCCGTCCCATAGACCACGTAGACGTTGACCTTGGCACGCAGCTCGCCCTCCACGGGGGCGAACGCCACGCCGTTCCACACGCTGCCCACCGGCCCGACGATGACCGGAGGATTGGTGACATCCATGCCGTCGACCAGGGCGACGGTGTTGTGGTACTCGCGCAGGTTCTGCACGTTCGTGTAAGTGAACGTCAGGTCTAGCGGCGGAGTAATGCCTCCGCCCGCAAGCGACGGCGGAAACCAGTGCTCGACCGTGTACCGCCAGCGGTTTGGAGAAATCACGATGGCCGCCTTGACCTTGCACAGGCCGAGAGACACGACGTTGCCAGCCGCCATCTCCGCCCTGCCCCACCGCATCACGTCGGCGTTGTCCAGGGCAGACGACGCTCCTCGCATCCACGTGTTGACCACGGCGCGGTTTGCGCCTGGGATGCCGCGTCCGAAGATGGGGCGTGTCCAGCTCATACGGCGGTCGGCTTGGGTGCCGTGAGCTCCGCGAGCTCGAGGGCGCTGACGATGTTGTTGTAGTTGGCAAGCGTCTGGTACTTCTGAAACCACACGACCTTGTCGGCCTGCAGGACGACCAGGCCGGCCACGGTGACGCCCGTCGTGCATGCGGGTGCACCGGTCGGGATCGGCCCGGGCACCTGCTCGAGGTGGAACCACTCGTCCCACAGGAACGTGTGCTGGATGCGGTACCACTCATGGTGCGGGGACACCGAGAAGCCCCGGTAGACCAGCGAACCAGTGGCGCAGCCGAGGAAGGCCGCGTCGTTGCGCTTTCCGACGTAGGTCGACCAGGTCGAAGTTGGAGGCTCGGCGTTGACCGGATTCCCCGCCGTCCGGTCCCAAAGCACCTCGACCGTGATGGTCATCTGCGGCACCTCGTAGGCCGGTGGGTTGCCGTTGAGGTCGACCTTGGTGCCAGCGACGTCGACGACGCCGGTCGGCCAACTGACGCTGCCGTTGGTCGGGAAGGTCGGCGCAAGCCGCCACACCTGCGCCTGGCGGACGCCGCTCTGCCGGGTGACGGCGACGTACTGGGCCTGCTCGTCATCGACGGTGACTTGCAGGGTGCCGAAGGTGCACCGAACTTCCCACTGGTACAGACCTTCCGGGCGCGGGAATGCCTGCACCTGCCTGCAGACGTAGGCCCTCATGTACAGCGACGTGTTCCGGAACGCCGCCGGCACGCGTTCGCGCACCTTGGGCAGGCCGGACACGGCGAAGAGCTGGTTGTTGCCGTCCGCCGGGAAAGTCGGGTTGCTGGAGTCCGGCACCCACTGCACGTCGTACACCAGCTCGAACTGGTGCTCGGACCCGGGCATGACCCGCGTCTGGGAGAACGTCTCTGCCTTGGGACCAGTGAGGATCCAGCCCATCAGAACGGCATCCTGAAGCTCTGCCGGAGCTCATCAAGCATCTTGCGGATGGCGGCGACGTTGTCAGATAGGCCCGCCGTGCCGATTGCCTGGTCGAGTCCCGTGTTCACCAAGGCATCTTTGTTTGCCCCCAGCGCCATGGAGTTGGCCAAGCCCGGACCCATCAGCGGATCGTTGATCACGCGCATGGCATCGGCGTCCTTGATGCGGGTCTGCTCGGCAAAGCCTCGGGCCACGTCCGGGCCAAGTGCTGCCGCGAGCCGCTTGTTCCGGGCGAACTCGGCGACCTGTGCCTGCGTCGACGCGTTGGCGGCCTGCAGGTTGTAGGCCGTCGCGATCTGCGTCAGGCTCTGCACGCGGTTGCTGGCGGCGTTCACCACCTGGCTGCCGATCCGGGCGGCGATCTGCGCGGCGGTGATGGCTGCCGTGACGCCCGTGTTGACGGCGGTCGCGGCGGCGGCGGCGTTGAGCTTGCGCAGCTCCGCCTGGGCGCGGGCGACGCCCTTGACCACACCGCTTGGGTCCATCTCGGCGCGGATGACTGCCTTCATTTCACGCGCCACGGAGCACCTCCCGGTCGAACTCGGCGAGGCCGGCCTTCACCCACGGGAACAGCTCCTGCGGGCGCTTGTTGGTCTGCGAGCACGCGATCACCCCGAGCAGGAACTCGCAGCGTTCCAGCGTGGTCATCTCGGAGGATGCCAAGGCGATGGGCATCATGTCTCGCTGCTCCGGGCTTGCGATTCGCCACAGCCGCCGGGTGGCGGCTGAGTAGGGTGCGGTGCGTTCACCTGCTCCCACAGCCTGGTCGACACGTCGGCCGACAGCCGGCCCAGGTCGGCCGGATCGGCCAGGAGCGGCGTCCCGTCCTCGCAGGAAAGGCAGGCAGCCCACCACCACGGGTCGTTGGCCGCCCGGCGGTAGTCGGCCATCGTGGGCTCGCGCACGACCAGCGGCCCAAGGTCGGGGTCGACCACTCGGCGGGACTTCGCCATGAACTGGGAGACGTCCAGCGGCATCAGCTTTCTTCCAGCGTCAGGGACCACACGACCGCGCCGCTGCCGTCATCGGTGCGGGTGGCCGAGACGATGTGTCCAGTCAGCGTGTACGCCTTGCTGCCTTGGTCTGTGAATGCGAGCACCACCGAACGGTTTACGGCGTTTGCAAGGCTGGTGGGATAGACGTGCTCTCGCAGGGGGTCGTCGCTTGCTCCGTCTTGCGCCAGCATGTCGAAGGTCGCCGTGCGACGGACGCGCCCGGGAAGGCGCTTTTCCCGCCAGTCGGACACCAAGGTGACGTCGAGAGATGCTCGCTCAATCTGGAGCTGGATGTTCCTGACCGGGTAAGTGACAGGGGAACCGCTCTGGAAGTTGAGCGTGACTGTGCCTCCGTAGCCTGCGATGTATCCCATGATCAGGTTTCCTGTGCTTGAAGGTTGATCGTGACCGTGACCGTGCGCTCGGCGTCCTGCTGGCCGTCATCAGGCAGCTCGGTCCCGGTGGAGAACGACATTTCATGCGCCACCAACTTGCAGCCGGTGTGCGTGTGTGGGCCGCCGGCAAACGCTTTGGCCAGCTGGTAGGCAAGGTCGGTCGCCGCATCGAGCGTGTCAGCGATGCAGGTCGCGGTCAGCGTGCCGTTCCAATGGTGCTGGCTTCCGATGGACCCCGGCAGGAACATGGTCGCAGACAGGTCGACGTTGTAGACGATGCACGGCGTCTTCTTGCCGGCCACACGCATCCCGGGGAAGACGTTTGCGGTCGCCACGGCTGCCCGGGCGCGAACGGCGGCCACGACCTCGGGAAGGCTCACGGCTGGCCTCGCAGCGCCGCACGGGCCTCGAGGAGGGTCTGCCGTGAAATGGCGGTGAGGATCCGGCGCATGTTGCGCATGACGTAGGTGGTCGAGAGCTTGCGACCCGGGATGCGGCGGCTGGACCCAACGTGCCGAAATCCATCCTCGAGCAAGTGCCAGACCCTCTGCATTCCTTTGGCACGTGCCCCGCCCTTCTTGCCGTAGACGACTCCGGCTTCGCCGACCACCACGGCTGCCGAACTGGAACCGCGACGGCGCACGTCGATCCTCGTCGCGTTTGCGATTGCCCTGCGATGCGTGGGCTTGCCTCGGAAGCTTGCCGAACGCCATATGCGACGCAGATCCTCACGAACCGGCCTCAAGGCGGTGCGCATCCCCTTCTTGCGCACACGCTGCGAGAGACTGCTTGGCAGTGCTGCAAGTGCCTTGCGCACTTCTGCGTCGGCGACCGTGTAGCGCATCCTCACGGCAGCACCTCAATCGCTCTCATGCGGAGTCGCTTCCTGCGGGCGTCCGGATCGTGGCAGCTGCGAAGGTTCAGGGTCCGCTCGACGCCGTTGTCGTTCCACTTGATCCGGCTGCGCATGCTGATGCCGGGGTGCCAGGTCGCCTCGATTGAGAACTCCTGCTTCATGCCCGGGCCGCCGTCATCCAGGACTTCCGAGCTGTTGACTTCCGACGCGTATCCGCTTGGGTCATACAAGCGGCCACGGATGATGCACACCGTGACCCACGCCTCGGACCCCTGTCCGTACGCGTCGACCGTCGTGACGGGGTTCTGCACCGTCATCACCTGGCGGAAATAGCCTGCGCCGGCCATCGGTCACCCCACCGCGTTCCCGTTGTGCATGCGCCTGACCGTCTCCACGAACAGCGGCGACTGCGGCGTGACGACGTCGTCGCCGCGGAACGACTCCACGTGCGCGATTTCCATGCGCATGGCGAGGTATTCCTCCTCGGTGAGCTGCAGCTCCGTGCGGCCCGTCGCGGCCTTCCACTTGGACAGCACAGCCACCAGTGCCTGGTGGATCTGCGCGTCGTCCTCCGTGTGTGGCCGCTTGAGCCAGCCGCGAAGGTCGTTGACGGTCGGTGGTACCGGCATCGGGTGGCTCCCGGCCGAAGGGGTGAGGCGCGTGGAGCCTCACCCCTTGGCCGTGCATGGAGGATGAATCAGGCGTTCGTGACCTGCAGCTGCACCATGGCCTTGGCGCGGGTGAACGCCGCGTTGGCCCAGCCGAAGCCGCGGAACACGATGCGGGCCGAGTTGGCGGCGGTGAGGTCGTCACGCCGCATCGTCATGCCTTCCCACGACCGGATGGCGTAGCTGTCTCGGAAGTTGCCCAGGAGCGCCAGGCAGTTCTTGCCCGTGGACGCCGTCGAAACGTGCGTCGGCAGGAAGTCCGTGACGTACACCGGCAGGCCGAGCAGGAACCCGCTGGCGCCCTGCGTCAGGCCGGCGTCCGAGCTCGGCACGAAGATGGGCACGTTGCTGCCCGTCACCGCGGCGCGGATGTCGGCGATCTTGGCGTAGACGTCCTTCGGCAGGATCCACGACGCAGAGCCCCAGTACGCCGCGGGGAGCTGCGTGTAGCGCATGTCCATCAGGTTGGCGACGGTGGCCGCCGCGGTGACGGCGAGCGCACGGCTGGTGCCCGTCGAGGTCGCGGTGGTGATGTTGGTGCCCGTCTGGACGGTGAACAGCGCGTTGCTCGGGCCGTTCGTGACCCCCGCCATGAAGCCGGCCTCGCTCATCTTGGCGAACTGCCGCATCAGGTTGTCCATGACCTCCGCCTCGACGTCGAAGTTGGCGGACTTGATCAGCTGCTCGGACACCTGCGTCTTGGGCAGGATGGGCAGCGGCTTCAGCGACACCTCGGCGAAGCCGGGGTCGATGTCCACGGCCGCCGTGGAGCCGGTGTCCGGCGGGCTCCAGGCGTTGGTGTACTGCGTCGACTCGAGCGTGTTCCAGCGCAGCGTCGCGTCGCCCTGGCGGACGGTGCGGAAGTCGCACACACGCTGGGCGATGGACTCGGCCGAGATGTACTTGAGGATCTGCTCCTCGGTCTGCTTCGGGATCAGGATCGACGACGACGCCGTCGAGATGATCTCGCGCTGCTCGGGGGCCGGGCCGCCGCGCAGCCAGCCGCGCCAGGACGACTCGTACTCACGCGACGAGCGCCACTCGGCGGCCGCCTCGCGCCGCTCCTCGGTGCGCCGGGCCGGGGTCGCAGCGACCTGCACGCCCGCGTCACGCTCGAGCAGCGTCTTGCGGATGTCGCGCAGCTCCTCGATCTCGCAGACGATGTCGGCGCGGACGTCGTCGGAGAGGTTGGTGTCGGACTTGCGCTGCTCAAGCTCGGTGAGCTTGGTGCGGACTTCGCGAAGCGTGAGATTGCTGACCATGACTGTGGCTGCCTTCCGTGGTGTTGGTTGAGTTTCCTGACGCGCCTCGGCGGTGGTGCCCGAGTAGGCACCTACCTCGACGACGCTCACTTCCCTGAGTTCCACACGCTTCAGCGTGCGGTCGCGCCCGCTCCAGCTGTCCCCGCCTTCCGGAACGCGGAAGCCGAAGCTCATTTCGTTCAGCACGCCGCGGCGGACCTGGTCAAGCACGGCCTCGTCGCGGGAGTTCTCCCCGAGCGTCGCCGTGTAGCGCAGTCCCTTGTCGTCGCTCTCGAGCACAAGCGTGCCGCTCTTGCTGTTGGCAAGAACCTGTCTAGAGTCGTGCATGTAGAACAACGAGACGTTGTTCTTCTGCCCGTCGAAAGCACCGGGCGCGATCTGCTCCCGGAACTCCCCCTTAATGCCCGGCAGCGGCTTGCTCCACGTGTTGTAGAGCGCGGCGTAGCCGGTGAGGGTGCGGCCTTCGACGCCGCCGATGGCCGCGGTGCGGACCTCAAGCTTCGACATCGGCGGGCTCCTCGTCCTGCTGGTTGTTCTGATTGGGGTCAACGCCCGAGATCACGGGCTTGGGCTCGTCGAGTCCAGGCCACGGCTCGAGTCCCATGCGGCGGCGTGCGTCGTTGGGCGCGAGCACCCCCACCTGGACGAGCTGCGCGTAGGCGCGACCGGCAGTGCGGAAGTCGCCGATGGTGATCGGGGTGAGGTCCGTGTGCAGCATCTGGCCGGGCGGAAGCAGCTTTCGCGTGAGCTCCCTGTCAATGCCGGCCACGAACGGTGCAAGGCAGTGCGTGACGTACGCCTGCGCCGTCTCGGGCTGGCTGCGCCCTTCGCCCTGGTACAGCAGCTGCGGCGGCATGCCGAAGGCACGCGCCACGTCCTCAACCCCGTGCCGCTTGGCGTCGAGCAGCCGGCCTGCCGCGTCGGCGGCCAGCTGCGCAGCCTTCATACCTTCGCCGAAGAACGCGGGAGACGCGATCTTCTCGCCGCCGTGGTGCTGCTCGAGCCACTTCTCCCGCATCTGATTGCGGGCGTTGGCGGTCAGCGGGCCAGGGTGCTCGATGCCGAGCTTTCCCACGAACCCCGTCTTCGCCAGCTCCTCAGCGACCTGGTCGATTATGGCCTGCGTGGAGAGCACGCGGCGGCACTGGGTGATCGGCGAGACGCCGAGCCAGGGCGACGTGGGGTCCGGGAAGGCCCGCACGTGCACCAGGTTGCTGTCGTCGACGACCTTGTCGTGGACGACGTAGACGGCTTGGCCGGCCTCAAGTCGAACGCTCACTACGGTGGGGTCCACCGGGTCGAGCGCGACCGGCTCGCCTGAGCCGGTATCGCGTCGGATCCACAGGAACCCGTTTCCGTAGGTCAGGGCGGACGAGGCGAGCCAGCGCCGCAGCTCGAATCCCGAGAGCAGTGAGGCGGTTTCGCCCTCGAGGAGGGTCAGCGCGGGCGAATCGGCCACCACCGATCCGTCGCGACGGTGGACGACCAGGTCCAGCCTCGCTGAGTCCGTCGAAATGAGCGAAATCGCCCGCATGATCGCGGGCACGCCGAGCAGGTCCGCATTCAGGTGCCGTGCGCCGGAGGCACTGAACCACACCATCTGTGTGGGCCAAAACCAGCGCATGAACTGGGACCAGATCGACACGGCACCATGCTGCGCATGGTGTCCGCGACGATCAAGGCCACGTGAGTACGCGCCGTAGTCAGCGCGTAGACACTAAATCACTTTGTGTATGCATCACACACACGGGGTGTACGGCTTTTGAAGCAGTCCCAACCCAACTCCTTTGCCACTCGCATTGCCGCCTGTTCAAGCGTCAGCTTGGCATGCGCCGGATTTGGACAAAAATCCGTGAATCCACGGCAGTACATTCGCCTTGCATCGTCGCGCTCGGCCTTCAGGCGGTCGATCTCGCGCTGCTGCTCGAGCAGCTTCGCCGTGAGCGGGCCGAGGTCCGCGTTGCATCGTTCGTCGCTCATGTTGCTACCTTTTAAAATCCCGGCTGGGATTCGTACATGCTGCCGCCCATGATCTCAAGGTCGTGCAGGACACGGGCGGCCATGACCTGCGCGGTGACTGCGTCGATGTTGCTGGTGCTGCGCTGCTTGACCGGCATGGCAAGCCCCGTGAGCCCCACGTAGAGACGGGCCGACGCCAGGCAGCTCCGAAGCACCGGGTCGGGCTTGCAGCGTAGTTGCTCGGAGCGCACCCAGTTCTGCCATATGGCCCACCCGCCGCCCATCCACACGATGGTCTGCGGTGCCTTGTGCCAGCGCCACCCGTGCTTGCGTTCCATCTGCGCGGCCCAGGCGGACGCCTTGCCCACCGGGTCGGCGACGAACGCCTTGACGTCGTACCGGCGGCAGACGTCGACCAGGCGGGCCTCGACGGCGTCGAAGTCGATGGTCGGCCCGGACACGCTCAGGTGGCCGTCCTGCACCCACCGCGCCAGCGGCTGGCGGGTCCGCCGTTCGTCGTGCGCCATGTCCGCCCCGGCCCACCAGTGGTAGCCGCGGGTATGCACCTTGCTGCCGTCCCAGACGGCGACGCACATGCTGGTGAGGTCGCACTGCGACCCCGAGAAGAACCCGCCCTGGCTGAAGTCCACCGCCACCACGCCGGGTGCCCCCTCCAGCATCTCCCAATCGGTATCCACCGAGATGCGGTCTAGCAGCTCGAGGGGCAGCGCACCTGCGAGGTCGTCGGTGAACGTGGCCAGCTCCTGCAGCCATGTCTCCTCCCGGGCCTTCGGGTCGGCCGTTTTCAGCGCGTTCTGAATCTTGGTCCGAATGTCCCGGACGGAGATGAGCACGCCGGCGGACGGATTGGCGTGGTGCACCGCGAGGTCGGAGTCGGGCTCGTCGGTCGGGTCCATGCCCCACAGAAGCGCCCACCACCCCTCGGGCAGGGCCTCGTCCTGGTCGAGGGCGATCTCGCAGGCCTCCCAGTAGGGCCACAGCTCGCGGGTCTTTTGGTCCCGGTCGGGGGTCGTGATGAAGAGCATCTGCCCCGTGCGGGTCTTGGTGACGCTGGACATGGCCCGCAGGATCGCGGCATCCAT